ACATAAACTATATCATTTACAATGTAGAATGTCAACTAAATTTATTGAAGAAAATGCATCAAAAGTATTGACTTTATAACATGAACATGGTATATTGATACTAGCCTACCAAGAGTAGGTTAGAAAGAAGGTAAAGATGTTATGAGAACATCAACAAAAGTAACAAAAGAAAAAGAAATTAAGAAAGGAAGTGAATTAACTGAATCATTTGCTTTATGGTTAAATAAAAGTAAAGCTGGAAATGAATATCTAACAGGTAAATTAAATGAAAAGTTAGGATCAGGTAAATTAGTAGGATATTTCAACACTAATAAAAAGAATCCAAAAGAGCCTGATATAAGAATTTATACATTAGATACAGAAAATAAAAATGATAAAGAAATAGCTGATCTATGGGATTCAGTATCTGAAACAACAGGAAATGAATATTTAACAGGAACATCTGATGAACAAGAAAGATTGATTGGTTTTTATGGTGAAAAGAATGCTAAAACACCATATATTAGAGTTTATTTTAAGAACTAGCTGGAGGTATTAAAATGTTATCAAGAAATGGAATAACATACAATCTAAAATTATCACCTTATGAACATATAATAAAATATTCCAATGGTGAGAATATAAAATATAAATTTTCATCATTATTATATAAGGAAAAGTTTATTGATAGATATGAAGGCAATCGTGAAACTATCAATGGATCATTATCCAAAAGATTTGGAATTGATATGACTAATGACATATTATGTGATTTAAAATTATATTCAAGTATAGAAAAAAGAGGATTTTATTTAGAAACTAAAGAAGGGTTTTATTCATGTCTAAATACCATAAAATTAGATGGTCAGAACAAGATACAAAAGAGATTAGCAGAGTAGTTAAAAACTTTAATGCTAAAGTTAGTAGATTAGCTAAAAGTAATCCTGAAATAGCTAATGTACTACCTGAAAAAGTAAGTACAAGACAATTAAAGGAATTAATAAATACTAGACAAGATTTAAATAGAGAATTAAATTCATTAAAAAGATTCTCTAAAAAAGGATCAGAAAAAATTGTTGTTGTACCTAATACTGAATATGAATTAAAAATCACCAAATGGCAACAGACAGAAATGAATCGTAGAGTAGGTATAATTAACCGAAGAAGAAAACAAAGACTTGATGAACTTGTTAATACTGAAATGACATCAAGAGGACAAAAGTTAGGTTATACAAGAGGACAGTTAGGCATGGGTAAGGCTACAGAAGTAGCCCTACAGCCTATGAATGCATTTTATAGAACTATGGGTAATAGAGATTTAAAAAAGAGATGGCAAAGTATATTACATCAATCACAATCTGATTATTTTACTAAAAAAGATTATCAGGTTAGGGATAATTACATAAAAGGACTAATTGAAAATTATGACTATGAAAATATAAAAGACATAATTGAAGCTATAGAAAAGATGGACATAAAAGACTTTTTAAAGACCTTTGAAGAAGAAGGTGGTACATTTGAATTTGCATCACCTAATGGTGCATTAGATTTAAAACAAGCAGAATATGAAGGTTATGAATCAGCCTTAAGGGCAACATGGTTATCTAATAAGTAAGAGGTGAAAAGATGGGTAGTTTTGTAGCTGATTTTGAAACTACTACAAATATGGCTGATTGTCGTGTATGGGCATATGCTATATGTGAAGTAGGTAATAAGGATAATATCATAGTAGGAACTACTATTGATGATTTTATGAAATGGTGTGAAGATAGAAAAGAAAATGATACAGTATATTTTCACAATCTAAAATTTGATTCACAATTCATTATGAATTGGTTATTTAGAAATGGTTTTGAACATACAACAGAGCCAGAACAAAAGAAAAGTAAAACATTTAATACATTAATATCTGATAAAGGATTATTTTATCAAGTAGAGGTAATATTTAAAAAGAAGGGTAAAAAAGTTAATAAAGTAGTATTCCTGGATTCTTATAAATTAATTCCTTTATCAGTAGATTCAATTGCTAAATCATTTAAACTACCTATTAGTAAATTAAAAATTGATTATGGTGCACATAATGATCTACCTGTAGGAAGTGCATTAACACCTGATGAAGAAGAATATATTAAACATGATGTTTGGATAGTAGCCTATGCAATAGAGTATTTTCATTCACAGGGATTAGATAGAATGACAATAGGATCATGTGCATTAGCTGAATATAAGAAACTAATACATAAAAGAAATTTTGATAAATTCTTCCCTTTGCCAAAATATCATGAAGATGTAAAACAATCATATCGTGGAGGATTTACATGGTTAAATCCAAAATTTGCTGAAAAGACTATTGGTAATGGTATTGTATTAGATGTTAATAGTTTATATCCTAGTGTAATGTATGAAAATTATCTACCATTTGGAACACCAATATTCTTTATGGGTGAATATAAACATGATCCAATTTATCCATTATATACACAAATGATTAGGTGTCAATTTGAATTAAAGAAGGGAAAGATACCTACTATACAAATAAAACATGGATATGATTTTAGGGCAAATGAATATTTAACTAATAGTGGTGAAACTGAAGTTGTACTATGTTTGAATAGTGTTGATTTAGAATTATTCTTTGATCATTATGATGTATATAATTTAGAATATATATCAGGATGGAAATTTAAATCAGCACAGGGATTATTTACTGATTATATAGATAAATGGTCAAATAATAAAATACAAGCCAAAAAAGAAGGAAATCATGGCTTGTATCTTATATCAAAATTATTTCTAAATTCATTATATGGTAAATTTGGCACAGATACAAGAGTAAGAAGTAAAATTCCTTATTTAGGTGAAGATAATGAAGTACATTATAAAGATGGTGAACTAGAACATAGGGATGGTATATATGTTGCTATGGCTAGTTTTATAACAAGTTATGCAAGATTAAAAACAATAACATCAGCACAGAAAATAATGGATAATTATGCTGAAGGAAAAAGTAAGATTCAATTTGTATATGCTGATACTGATAGTTTACATTGTATATCGCCTAATTTTGAACTACCTGAAGGACTTGATATAGATGCTACTAAATTAGGTGCATGGAAATTTGAATCTAAATTTAAAAAAGCTAAATTTTTAAGGCAAAAGTGTTATATAGAAAATTCAACTGAAGATATAGATAATGAAGATCCTGAATATAATTTAAAAATAACAGTAGCTGGAATGCCTAAAGATTGTTATCCATATGTTAATTTTAACAATTTTAAAATAGGTGCTAGTTATAAAGGTAAAAAGCAACCTAAAATAGTACCTGGTGGTGTAGTATTATCAGAAATTGACTTTACTATTAAAAAGGTGTAAAATATATTTATAAGAGATAACATCTGATTCAATTAGTTAGGCTAAAATGTGGAATCCATAGTGAAGAACTACCACCTTTTAAATTGGGTTTGGACACCTACTAACTAAATCGTTGTTATCTCTTTTCTATTATGAGGTGATTTAATTGAATAATGAAATAGATACATCCATGTTTTGGGATGCTAAAAGAACATTAACACATAATGCATTAATATATATTATATTAGGTAATCGTGGTGGTGGTAAATCATTTGGATGTAAAGAATTAGGTATTGATAACTTTATTAAAAAGAGGGAACAATTTGGATATATCAGAAGATATAAAGAAGATCTAAAACAACCTATGGTACAATATTTTAAAGATATAGAACACTTATATCCTGATTATGAATTTAAAACTGATGCAAATTATTTTTATATAAGACTAAAGCCTGTAGATCCTAAAGAGAAATGGACAGAAAAAGATATTGCTGGATATGGGTTTACATTATCTACAGCTAACAATAAAAAATCTATTTCATATCCTAATATTACTACATTAATATTTGATGAATTTTTACTTGATAAAGGAAATCAAATGTATTTATCAAATGAGCCTTTAAAACTACTTAATTTATATGAAACAGTAGCAAGACCAGGAACAGGACATAAGAAAGTGAATTTATTTATGTTAGCTAATGCAATATCTATTACTAATCCATATTTCTTATTTTGGAATTTAAGAATGCCTAATAAACAAGATAAAAATGGTAAGTGGATTTGGAAACATCCATCAAGACCAATTTTAGTAGAGGATGTAAAGAATGAAAAATTTATTGATGCTAAAAGGAATACTGATTTTGGTAAGTTAATTGATGGGACTAAATATGCTGAATATTCTATTGAAAATAAATTTTTACTTGATGATAATATATTCATAGAAAAGAAAACACCTAAATCTAGATATTGGTGCACATTCATTTATAAAGGTAATTCATTTGGTGTATGGATTGATAATGTTGAAGGTAAAATGTATGTATCAAAGGATATAGATCCTACATATCCAATTGTATATTCTATTACTATGAAGGATCATTCACCTAATACTTTATTTTTAAGGGATAAATCAAAGGCTGTAAAATTTAAAATATTTATAGAAAACTATAAATTAGGTAATGTAAGATTTGAATCTATAAATGTAAAAAATATAACATATGAAGTAATACAATTATCAATGTATAAATTTTAGTATTATAATATAAATTAGTTAAAATGTCAACAGTAAAATGTTGACTTTTTTAATTTTTTATTGTATATTTATGGTGAATAATATGAAATTATAGGAGGGAGGAATTCATGGGTGAAATAGTTGATCTAGTTGTAAATAATGGTATTGGTATAGCTTGTGTGTGTTATTTAATACATTTTCAATCTACCACAATGAAAGAAATGTTGAAAACATTGGAAGGTATCAATACTAGACTATCTATTATTGAAAGTCATATGGGATGTGATAAAGAATGATAGTATTTACAAGTAGTAAGTTTATTGAAAAATTAAAATGGCTTGTTAATGATGTACCTAATTATTATCATTCAGAAGCTGGTACATGGTGTAATTATAATTGGAACAATAACAAGTTTATGATGGATTGTGTTGTATCTATTAAAGGACTACTTTGGGGATTTAGTGCTGATAAAAATAAGCCACATGGTGGT